CACTTGTATCTTACCCTTCTCGGCTCCGGTCTCGGTAATGACATAGCTCTTGTTGGCAGATGTAATCAATGTCCGTACACCGTTCAAGCGCTCGTACCACTTCATGTTGACCAATGACGCGTTGACCGCACCCACCTTGACCACCGCATCCGGGTCGGTGGCATTGCACCGGGGGAACAGCGTCAGGGGGGTAAGCGTGTAGTCCGGAGTGTACTCGGCCTTGTCAGCCTGGTACACCTGCACGTCCGGCACGCTGCCGACAACCTCTATCCCGCCGCTGGTCTGGAGAGGGCGGTAGTTGACCTCTATCTTCTTCTGTATAGTCTGCATAATTAGAAAGTTATATAATTCATTGTCTCATAATTGTTCTGCCCGTCACGCAGCAATACCCGTGCGATGAACTTGCACCCGGTCATGTTCATATAGTCGGGGCCGAGGTCGTTGACCGTCAGCGGCAGTGACTTGCCGGTTTCCGCGTGTGCGACCGCCCAGGCGTTGTCCTCGGTGACGTTGCCCGTGTCGCGCGTCCACTCCACATCACTGTCAAGGATATGCGTCGTCACATCACGGTTGTACAGCTCACCGGTAATGGTGAGGGTGGTCGCAAAACGCTCCGCATCGAAGTACCAGCCGTTGCTGCTCTCAATGTCGATGCTGAAATCCGGATTGCCCTCGACCATTGCCCAGCCCGCTGCTCCGTACTTCGGTTCGTCGGTAGTGTCGGAAACAAGACACATCCACTTGCATCCGTAGTGCCACACGGTATCGTACATCATCACACGTACGGTCTCGGTCTGTGCCTCGCGGTCGGCTTGGTAGGGTTCTGCTCCCGTGGCGGTCTCCATGCTCCACTCGCCGCGGTCGTTGGCGATGCGGGGCAATACGCCTTGGAAGTCGATGCGGTGGATGTCCTGCGCTACCAATCCCCGAACGTAGATATAAGAGTGCAGGTAGTTGATGGGCAGGTTGTCGAACAGAGACAGATGCTTCAGCCTGCCGACGATCACCGAATAGTTGCTTTCCTCAAGGATGGGTTTTGTGACCCCGTTAAGCATGCAGATACAATGCTCACGGGATGACAGATACCAATAACCCTGCCGTTCAGTATCAACCGGGTTGCCACGGTGTGATAATATCATCAACGGCTCAGGAGGATAATTCTTGCCACCCGGCACCTCGCTATCAGGGTACATCACAGCGTTGATCGTATTGGCTGAGATGTCAACATGCAAGACACGTAGCCAGGAGGTATAATACTTGCCGCCACCTGATGCAAGGTCATTGACAACACCATATACAACATCGTTTTCTGCCAGTGCAGTAAAGTCGTTATCCCACCGTTTCTTCATCTTCAGGCTGTATGTGCCGTCTTCAAGCTGCGATACACTTTCGATGGTACCGGACTCGGAGAAGGAATAGTCGCTCTCCATGGCAGAGAGACGGTTGAAGATAAGTTCAAGGACAGTAAGGGAATCGCGGACTTCAAGGCGTTCAAACTGCGCGCGGCCGTCAGGGAATATTCCGGCACCCTTGCCTGCGACCATAGAGTCGATAAACTCGCCGAACTTCAACAGATAATTTGTGCTGTCCTCTTTATCCTTATGCAGAAATATTTTATCTATTTCTTTTAAAATATCCTTTATAATCTGCTTATCCGTATCAGACAATTCCTTCAAGGCATCCGCTATGCGCTTAAAGTTTCTTTCCCACTTTAAGCGAACATCGCGCCCGGTATCATTCGAGCCATTCCAAGGTACTATATTTTCAAACTTGGTATCCATCAACCCAATTCAAGTTCATTATCATTAAAAGACAGCAATAGAGGCTGCCAGCACATGCCATATTCCATAGTATCCAGATTGATAAAATTCAGCATATAATCAGCAAACCTATTGTTCTCTTTATGGCTCTGCTTACGCAGACGTGCATTATTCACCGTTATGACCCCATCACTTTTGCGACGCTCATAACTATAACTCATGAAAGAAAAAGAAAAGCTTTTTCCTTCGGAGGACAACTGCCTCATTTCATCTATTGCCCGGAATACATTCATGCCGCAAAATTATCTGTACCGGTACCATAAAAAAAGGACACTACCTACTGACATTACCCTCCAGGACTTCGAGCCTTTTTATACCATCCCGCACCTTACGGGAGTCAACCACCAATTCTTTTTTTGCGAGAATTTCGAGCAACTCATTGTTGCGAGCCAACAACCTCACAATCTGCGAGCGTTGTTCCGGTGTCAAGCCAGACAAGACGTTACCTTTGTCGGACGACAATGCCATAGAGTAATCACTCGTATCAACATAACCACCGCCATACTTGCCGCTGCGTGTACGAACCTGCTCCAATATCTGCGTCGTATTGAGCATACGGATAGTCCCGTTTTTCTGTGCAATGTCAAACACATCCAAGAACTGGCGCACATGCGGATTGGCCACACCTTCATGGTTGGCCACAAACTCGTTCTTATGTACCGGAATAACACCAGCCACATCATCAGGATTACCGTTCTTGGTATAGCCCTCCACATACTCATCCACATAACCACCGGATTTCAGTCCCTTCGCTTCATCACGCTGCTGTTTGGCGACGGCTAATTGAACAGCACCTTGAGCTGCAGCCAATCCCCCAAGTATAGGGCCAAGTATGGGACCAGCAGTCCACGCAACCATAATTGCTTGTGCAGTCTTAGCTATTACTTGCATTATAGTTGCCGCAAATTCCTTATCAGCATATTTCTTTTTAATCTGGTCAATGGCAGCTTCTTTTTCTTCTTCAAGTTTAGTGGTGTCTTTACCTGCTTTTTGTGCTGCCTTAATTTGTTTATCATATTTATTTTCAATCTTACTAATTTCCCGATTTTGCATATTGGCTACAAGCTGGCTATATGTAGAAGCTGCATCGCCCATAATGTCAAAAGCCTTACCAACTAATTTCATCCGTTCATCCTCATACTCTTCCTCAATACGGGTCTTCTTAGCCTGATATTCTTCATACGTTATCAAATCGGCATCGTACATTGACTGAAGAATATCGTTTTTCTGAGAAAAGGAAGAAGTGGAATCTATCTCCTTGAAACCTTGTTCACGCTGTTTATTCTTGTTTTCCTTGCCATCTGCCAAATCCATATCCTGCAATTTTGCATCAATGGAAGATATATCTTCCCCATAGGCCGCCAACATATCTCTACGTTCCTCCAGGTACTGGTATTCCAAATCCTTCAGTTGTTCCAAGTAATCAGCTTCCCGCTTGATGTCACCTGCAATATATGCTTGCTTCAATGCAGTCCGTTGTAACTGATATTCTTCGTCAATAGTGGCCAGATTATCAGACTGGGCATTTTTATCGGCCTCCTTAGACGCTTCTGTCAACCGGTCTGCTTCTGCAATCATCTTGTCATAAATCTGCCCCTGGATTTCGGACGAGTCCTTGCCATACTCCACCAGTAGAGCTTTCCGGCTCCAGAGATAAGCCATTTCAGCCTTATATTGTTCTTCCTGATATTCCTGCTGTGCCATGCCTTCATTCAGCAGCTTTTCTTTCAGCAGATTTATCTCTGCATTATAGCCCTTTTTCAGCTTTTCTTCACGGGCCTTCAGTTCTTTGTCAAGGCCATTATCATCTACTCCATTGCTGTTTCCTCCTGGCACCGGATTATCTACTTCTTGTTCGGGCAGCTTTGCAAGAATCGCCTCCAATTCCTTTTTTTTCACAGCATAGCTGCCATATAATTTTAGGCGTTCTTGCAGTTGATGTTTTAACCCGCCGATAACCGCCTTCTCCAAAGACTTGTCATCGCCAATCCATTTCATCTTTTCTGCCTTTTGTTCCTGGAACCATTTACGGTGAATCGCCATCTCTTCAGCCATGCGGTCCTTAAGTTCGCTGATGGCTGCTTCAGTCTCGCTCCGTGTACGTTGCTTCTGGTCATCATCCAGCAAATCCAGATTATCGGCTTTGCTTTTTATACCAGCAATACGTCCCATCAGCGTTTCATAGCGCTCCATTTTGGCATTCAAGGCTTCCTGAGCCTCTGTCGCCTCATTTGTCCTGGTTTTGAATATAGCCAGATATGATACGACACCAGCCAATACCGAAGCTACAATTCCCAACGGATTAGCCTTCAATGTCTTGTTAAACAATGACGCCGCAGCAGTAGCGCCTTTGGTTATAGTGGTCCACAAGCTTTTGGCCATAGTGTCTGCCTTTACGACCAATGTATAGGCAGCAACAGCAGCCGAGGCTGCAACAATGGCCCCCTTGTACTTCCATAAGATGGAAATCATAGTTCCCAATCCCTTCACCGTCAGACTGCCCGTCGTTATCATGTACTTCATCACCGGCTGGAGCTTTTCGCCCAGTTCCACCCGTATATCTTTGAAGTTATTCTTCGCCTTATCCAGCCCCGCCTGAACCGTATTGTTCTGTACATTGACCTCTTTAATAATGCTGGTACCGTCGCGATACGCATCATTAGCCAATCTTTGCGCTTTACGAATATCATCTATCTTGCCGGCCATCGTGCTGATGACACCGGAAGCCCGGACACCATCCAGCCCCATCTCCTTGAACATAGGTGCCAGCTGGTCAAGTCCTCCTTTTTTATTCAATGTATCCAGGAACTGAAGTATCGCCTCGTTCGCATCCTTTTTGATAAGAGAGGTAAAATCCTCCACGCTCTGCCCTGCAATCTTTGCAAACTTGGCTGGTTCTTGGTACATCTTCATCATCAACGTCTGGAAAGCCGTCGCCGCCATCTCCTGCTGCTGCATGTTCTGGTCAAGTACAGAGGCATATCCCAGAATGTCACTCTGAGCAACCTTCGCCTGATTCGCTGCCCCTGCCACGCGAGCAGTAAATCCTACCAGGTATGCTTCTGCCGCACTGGAGTTCTGTGCCACCTCATTAATGGCGCTACCGGTAGCCAACATCGCCCCACGCAACCCAAGTTTCTGGTCCTCGCCGAACATCTGTGCCAACTTGCCGATGTTCTTCACCGCATCATCCCCCAAATCCTCACCCAGTGCCACATTAATCTTATCGGCCGCATCGACAAACTCCAATACATCCTTCTTCCCGGTAATCCCCAAACGACCAGCATCACCGGCCAGAGCATTCAGCTTCTCACGCGCTGTACGGGTATCCATTTCCTTGAACTCTTCATTCAGTCCCTTGACTTCATCTCGGGTCATACCGGTGTACTTGATAACTTGCGCTTCGGCTTCCTCCATCTCCGCATATTCATCCACACATTTGCGGGCAGTCAAGGCCACCCCGGTAAGAGCCCCGACAACTCCTGCCCCCATAGCTGCATACCTATTAACCCCATCAGCCATTTTGGAAAGAGAAAAACGGGTATCACGTGCCTGCACCTCCACCTCTCTCATCCGTTGTCTGGTCAGCAGATAATCAGCCCGTAGCGCAGCCCATTTCTCCGTGCCGGGAGTGGCATTATCCATCTGCCTCTTGAGGGAAGCCGCAGCCTTGCGCAATTCCGAGTAAGACAATGCAGTCTTTCCAGCCTCTATACGTTGAACGGCGAGCGCGGCATTCAGTTTATCCAGATTCTCTTTCTGCTCCTTGTATTCCGCTGAATTCTCCTTCCCTTCTGCCCGCAGTTTCGCCATTTCAGCCTTGACAGCATCAATCTGCCGTTTGGTCTCGTCAAACTTCGCTTTCGCCTCCGAATTATCAATCCGGATTGCCATTCTAAAGTCTTGTATGTTAACCGCCATATCTTTACCTATTAATCCAGGACAAAGGTATCTTCAAGCGTCACCTTGAAAAAGGACATGAAAAAGCCCGGCAATCCATCACGGACTACCAGGCCAGCACTTATGAACAAAAAGTGTTATCCGTCAAGCCAACGGCCATTATCCAGCCACACCCCTCCGTCACGCCAACGGCCATCAGCCAATATCCACCGGACATCAGCCTCAGTATCGCTGATACGGATGGGATAGAACGTACCGGTCCAGGCTCCCTTACGACCGAACGCATCCAATGTGAATTCCATCTCCTTGCAGACATATCGCTTGTTGCGTATCTCAAACACTTGGTAAGCAGCATATACATTCGGGTCATGGCTCTGGACCTTCACCGCTTTAGTGTAGTCAATATCATAGTTAGTCTGATACAGCAACCCGTCAAGCACATTCAGGCACAAACTTGCCCCAATACTGTTTGTCCTAACATATTGCCACCAAGACTCATCTCTGGATGTATGGTTTTTCGTATATTCATCTATATAAGGAACCGGATATTTCATAGAGACGCCATTGTACACGACACTTAAGCCTTGCAATCCCGTATAGAGTGCCAGGCAGATACCACGTTTTGATTCCGTTTCTTCTCCTCCGCCATTCTGAATTTGCTCTTCAATACTCAGTGCCGGTTCTGTTTTATCCGCATTGCCATTACCGGATAAGGAAGGAAGATAAATCCAAAGAGTAGTGTCCTCTCCCCTTCCTCCACCGCCATAATAGTTGATTCCAACACTTTGAAAAGCTGTGGGAACCATCTCCAGTTCTACGGTATTGGAAACACCTTCGCGTTCAATGCCGGCAAATCTATCCACCATGACAAACACCGGAGATGAACGTCTTCCATCCTCATCCACCCAGTCACGCAGATACACATATTCCTTGCCATCAGCCTCGTGTGTATAGATAGTATCCGGCTTTTTATGGGATTCGTCACTGAACCATCCCGTAATGCTTCGCATGTCGGTCGGTATATCCTCCGGGATATTCTCTCTCTTCGCCCCTTTTTTAACCGCCTCCGGCAAAACATTCCATCTCCAGAACTCGGAATCCTCCACCTTATATGCTACATTCGAGAAAGCAGGATCTTCAATATCCGGCTCTTCAACCTCCACCTCATACACATCCTCTACATTCTGCACATGTACGGAAGTACCTCCGGTAAAATAGTTCCCTCTCAGCAACAGCCTGGCCGTACGCTTGCGGTTGTCAACCAGAAATACAGCATTGAACAACCGCTCCACCTGCTCAAGGAAATCCTTCACGCTCCAGCCCGGCAGCATCTTGTTCCACAATACCGTTGGTACCGTATGACAGATATACACATCCTTATATACCGTATTCTCCAATTGGTTCTCCGTCAACCCATATCCGAGTGCCCTCATCAGCTCCTTGATGTAAGCGCACAAATAAGGCTGCGGTGTCACATCGGACATATCATCCGTACCCAAATTCCGGTTATCTGCACCTGCCTCTGCCTTGACACACCACTGGTTGTGTATATTTCCGGTATCCTGGTCAAGTACCGGCGCCAGACAATACTCCACTTCCGGATAGGTTTTCTCAATATGGGGAAACATATCCGTCGTCAGTACATCCGTCCGCTTCATTTCCAGAGTTCCAATCAGCAAGTCACCGCCGACAAAATAATTCAGTTCGGAATTGCCGCTCGCAATCTGGAGCGATACCGTATCATCGGTCCAACCGGTAATAATCTCCGTACCGTTGCAATACACCCTATTGTCAGCTACCAATATGGCAGCGCGTTTGGTTTTCACCTCCTGCACGCTGTTCAACCGGTTCAAATGCGCATACAGTTCCGCATTGGTAGCATTAGTCAGCTGCAATGTTATCTCGTAGGTATATTCTCCATTCTTGGTAATCAACGGATTCTCACGTTTCACCTGAATGGAAAAATCCTTCGGAAGTACGGCTTGTACACCGTCAATAAACAATTCAGTCATAATCAACCAAGTTAAGTCCTATACTCATTCCGTTCCAGCCGCCGAACACATCGTACTCCCACTCCACTGTCATACTCTCTGCCCCCTCCACTTCTCCACAAAAGAAATCCATCTCCCGGAGTTTGGTTTTAAGCAGTTGCATGACCTGCTGGATGCGTGCATAATGCAGCAGTTCCTCTTCGTCGGTCTCCTGACCCGACGGAACCTTCTCAATCAGGAACAACAACAAGCTATTCCGTTCCCGATAATTGTCTTCATTGCCCTGCGATACTGCATCCGGGTAGTTGGCACACAGCATCAACCCCGTACAGTCTCTCAATTTCTTGACAAGATGCTTTTCGCTGACGGCAATCACTGTCCCGTCAATCTTCGTCCGGCTGACCTTATTGATGCGCTCTTTCAGTTCTACCAGCATCTCCCTATATCTCTGTATATTTATCATAGCCCTATCAAATTATTCTGTTCAGGATTCGCCATGGTGAAGCTGAACTCCACCGCCTTCAAGACGCTACGCCTGAAGGAGCGTTCAAACTTCTGTTTCGTAATCACAATAGGCAGCCATTCGCCATCCACAAGAATCTCCACCTCTTGTGCGTTCAGCATGTTGTGCCATAATTTATAATCACTCTGCAACATGATGCTGCCGGAGTTGACCGTGTATTCATCAGTAACCTTGACACCGAACTTGCGCTGCACCCCGTACATGGCTGCTGCATCACTCTCGTTATTTCCGGTCAGTTTCAGTTCACCGGTAGCCGTTAAAGTCTCAGGCATGTCATACACATTCTTGAAACGGAAACACCATACATCCACATACCTTGTACCATCAACGTAAAACTGCATGGAGCCTCCGAGCATGGCCACCGTATAACTGGCTATGTCCGATTTAGAAAAACCGGGAAGCACAGTATCCGGACTCACATCCACCGTGAAAGGCTCCGAAGAAGATACCGGGAATGATTTGCTCTCCTGGCTGCCGTCATTGAAAAAGGCCGTTATGTCATATCCTCCATTCTGCGGATAACCACTCACATACTCTTTGGCCCCCATACGTGTCACCTTGGCAGCCACCTCACTCAGTATTCCCGGAGAAGCGGCATCCTTCCGGGTCTGCATCCGGCTGAACATCACGTAGCTCTGCGCGTCTTCTGTCTCGTTGATAAGGAAGGTGAACGTCCCCGAAGCGGTGCTCTGCGGTGCATAGTCCAGGCACCACACGCCCCACAATGCCAATTCGCAGAACTTGCCCAGCCCTCGGATTCGCACCTGGTTGTCGGCATCCGGTACATATTCTTCATCAAGTATCTTTTTACCGCCATATTTTATGGCAAAGGCTATGGTCACATCCGTGTCAATGATGTAGTCCTGCATGGTGGCGCAGAACTCCCGCGCCCTGGGTCTCTGTATTACATTCATAAACGACAATATTTGTTTCTACGGTCATTTTTCGGCAGCAGCTCGTAATCGATCATACTACCGTCACGCGCCCGCTTCATCTCATCTATCCAAGTGGCAGCATCGTCTGCCATCCATCCGGCCACACGCTCCACATCATTGAGCGATGCCGGTTCACTTGCATTCATACCGCTTTCGGCCACAAACCTGCGGATTACTCCCCCCGGTATCGCTCCCAGAGACAAGCGACGAAGCGCCATGCTCATGGCCAACAACGCCACCGCCTTGCATGCTGCGAAATGCGCGTCCGTCTCCGGTACCGAACTTTCTGCAAGCAGTGCCTCCCAACCGGCACCGTATGCCCGCTTCACCGTCAACTGCTGGGCTTCTCTGATGAAAGGCAGAAGCAGCAGGAACATACGCTCACTCTTATTTATCGGGAAATAGGTATCGAAAGAACCCCCATTACGGATTATCAACATCTGAGCAGACTTATACATGTCGCTATCCGTCCACTCTTTCAGTTCCTTGTCATTCAGATAACGAATCAGCACATCCACCGCCTTGTAGTATTCTTCGAGATGCAGCGCGTCATCACGGTCCAACTGCCACTCCCAGGGCAGTTTTTCGCTGCCATCGGTAGCCACCTTGAACTTGCGCCCGTCATCCTCATGGCTGAGGTCATTCTTCTGATACAGCCGCAATGTGGCCAACAGCGCAATCGGCCGTTGCACCTTGCGTACAATCCCGGTATCAGTACCCTCTTTCTCCGGATTGAGATAATAGCTCTCTGCCAGTTCTATCACCTTGCTACCGACCAACTGCGCCAGTTCTTCAGTAGCCAGCTCTATCTCACCGATAACCTTGGTGAAATCATTGTTAGCGTAATAGTTGGCGGTCAACTCACGCAATTCTTTGGCACCTTGGCCGTCTTTGTTGAATATCATAACATCATTTTTTTAGATTCCTCATCAGTTCGTCTGCCCGCTGCCTATCATCGAGCAACTTCATCATCACACGCAGCAACAGCGTATCATCGGTAGCCCTCGCATTGCCGAACACTCCGCTTTCGGCCACAGAAAAGAGTATCGAGTTCATGCCCAGGCTCTGCACATCATTCTGCCGGGCATCCTTGTCCCTTCCACGGGAAAATACCGGTCCGAAGCACAGTTCCAGTCCGTCAATGATGAAAGTTCCGGAAAACAAGTATTCACAGAAGTAGGAGAACCAGGCATAAATCCCCCATCTCATCCACACCGGCATGTGCTCCACAAGCCCCATGTATCTGCCCATATATTGCTCACGGAAGGGCTCACGCTCTACACAGCCTTTTTTCTCCACCGGAGGACGATAGAGGATGGCACACAATGCCTGCAAGTCTACCGGATCATGTCCGACATTATACCTATTGACCGCAGCCACCGCATGACGGAACTCACCAAAAGCCAAATCCGCCCCATGACTCATCGGACCGCGCAGATAGCGCCATTCCGGTATCAGATTCACAGTCGAGTCATACGCCAGTACCACAGCGTCTCCCTCCATTCTCCACATCCATGCCAATGTCTCGGCCAGATGGTCCACCAGCAGCATATCCTGCACCTTTGAACGGAAGACATATCCCCTATTCTTCAGTACATACGCACACCACTCGCGCTTCACGTCCAGCAAGCTGATGCCCGGTTTCATCATCAGCTTCTCCCGGTTCTTCAGCAGGTGCAGCCACTCCAACGGCTTCACCTCTTCCCAGCAGTCCGGGAATTCAATATCCTTCTGTCTCATGCCTATACTTGTTTTGCCGCCCTGTCCGGCGTCGATACATTCTCTTCCTTGTTGATAACCTTCCGGTAAATACCGAGGAAAATCCCCTTCTTATGCGGGAAATTAATACGGATGGCATCATTGATTGCCTCCAGTACGATATCCTCGGGAATCTGCGTGTCAGCCCCGTAGAATATCTTCAATGCATAGAGCATCTGGCTGCCGCTGTCACTCTTGCCGTCAATGATGATGTTGGCCAATGCCGGAGAAAGTCCGAAACCGCTGGTAGTGGAACTGTCCGCTATGCGTGAAATCTTCGCCTGCGCCTCGATGTACTTGTCGATGTTCATCTCGATAGGCTCTATCTTCCAGCTCTGAGCATTACCGTCGGCATCCACGAAGTCGACACAGCTGAAGAACTTGCCGGCATTCTTCTTGCCAGCCATCACATTGGCAATAGTTTCGGTCAGTTCATCCTTCAGCCGCTCCATTTCCTTCTGAATCTTCGTCTCATCCCAATCCTCGTGCATGGCCATAATCAGCTCATGTTTCTGGTTCCAGTATTCCTGCGGAGAATGCACCACATACGCGGCTGCAATCATGTTCTCATTCAGGTGCTTGATGATTTCCGGAAGGTTGTTCGCGTTCTCCAGCCAGGGAACCGACCCATAGAAGCAGGAAATCGCATACATACTGCGGCCAAAACTCCGCATGCAATGGTATTTAATGGCAGTTTCGTGCCGGGTCGGATTCCATTTGTCAAAAGCCGGGTACTTGCGGAACGTGCGGCTCTTGAAGGAATCAAAATCACCGGTAAGGTATTCCGTGACATCCTCAAGCCTACGGCTGTCATTCTCCGGCCACACCAGACGGCTTTCTTCGCTGTGCAGTGACTCCAATCGCTGCACCCATGGGCGGCCGATACGCACTCCCTTGCCCATATAATACTTGGTGAAATGCCCGTTCATGTGCGTGTATTCAACCAAGTTGTCACGTATATACCCTTTGTAGTCCCAGCTATCCAGCCATTCCTGAATCTCGGCATCCTCCATCCATTCCTGGATGCGTTCGTTATTCTCAATCTTCACCCGGTAAAGCATCGGCCCCTGCCCATACAGCAACCCCACCTTACGGTCCAGAATACCGGGACCCAGGTTGTTCTTCTCCAGCAAGTTACGGATGGCATTCGGCATATTGTTGTCCGGGCCCCATGGAACCACACGTACACCGGCCACCGATACCGGGTCACCGTCCCAGTCCTGCGAGCCAGCATTAAAGAACTGACTCATGCTCTGGCTCCAGTTCATGTTAATAGCATATTGCCCGGCAGCCGTATCCACAAAACTGAAACTGCCTATCTTCTTTATCTCACTCATAACTATCTATTGATATAAATTCTCGTTGTATTAATGAACAGCGAACCGCAATAATCCACCACTATCTGCTGAAGTTCCGGTATATGCTGTTCAATCACGGGATTAAACCAAGGTTTCGGCTCCCGGTTCCAATCCTTGTTGCTTTTCTTGGTGATTACCCGTGTACCGCCCTCCATATTATATCCACGGCCTACACCCAGATGAACATAAAGCCCATCGGCATTGAATCCGAAGCCGATGCTCGTAATCTCCTCGCCTTTAGCCGGCACCTTGCCCCAATGCCGGTAATTCTGCCTAATGGATGCCGAAAGCTTTTTATCTTCATCAATCCATTTCGATACGCTCGCCTGCAACGCCTCGTTCACTTTCTTTCCCCAGGCGCGTATCCGACCATTGAATGCCGCAACCGCTTTCGCATCCTGCTGCCGCTCGAACTGCTGCGTAATGCCGGTATCACCCTCTATCGTGATGTCCAGCGGAAACCTATCAGCCAGCCGGTTCTTCTTGCTCCACCAGCTGCTGCGGTTATTATTTTGCGATAATCGTTCTGCATGTGCTCCCATGCTGCAAAAGTACCCCAGACCACTTATCCAAAAAAGGACACAAAAAAACCGGCTATCCATCACGGACCACCGGCTTCTCAAATGTAAAAAAAAATGTTTCTTAGAAAATATCCTCTACGGCAAAGTCATCCAAACCACCATCCTCATGCGTCAGAACCTTGCCGTCAGCATCTGTAGCCGAACATATATGGCGCATGATGTAATCCTCTTCGCTCATGCCTCCAGTCAGAACCAATAAGGCATCCTCTCGAGAATAATATATCAAAGCTTTGGCACAATATTGAATATATTTTTTTTCATACGGAAACAACACACAGAAATCATCAGCCGAAGGCTCTATACCCAATTCAGACCGTATTTCTTCAATCTGTTGGAACAATGGCTTCAACCCAGCTGATACCGGGACCTCAAGCTGATATTCCATCCGGTATATATTCTTGCTATTCTTTGCAGCTTCACTCATCTCACGCCTCCTTTCTGTACCAATGCATAATATTTGCCTCCCTTTATGACTTCCATGCCCAGCCTAGGGTTGCACTCATATATCCCCATAAGCCTACCCTTAAGAAGCCCTTTTTCATAAGTAAGTTGCTGGATTTCTTTGTAATATCGCGCATTTTCGCTTTCCAGGAATGCGATGTATTCGTCTTTAGTCATACCTCACCCCCTTTCCGGCACTTCTTTGCCTTATAAACGCACAATGCAACGGCGATGACCAGCGGCGGGAACACCAGGCTGGCGCACGTCCAGCCGATGGCACGGAAATACCATTTGTCGGCTGCGGTCTTTATTTCGCAGTCGGGAGCCAAAGCACGGTAGTAGCGACGCTGGAGGTTATTGACTTGCTCGGTAAGAGCATTAACAGATTCGCCCACGGATATGTGTGGAGCAGGTACGGACTGCGTACCGATAGTTAGTTCTTTCATTTTGGAATGCAATTAAAATGAAACAATATGTTATTAAAGACGGGAAAGGGAACCTTCTCCAAAAAATCGGAAAAACTTATAAACAAAGAAAGTTCCGCTTTCCCGTTGCATTCCACCTTGAATAGGCAGTGGGCGCATTAACGCTCCACACGGGGGTCGGAACTTATAGTTGATCCATAGGCATAAAAAATGCCAACGGCAAAAGTTGGCGAACAATCTCCGCCTATTCAAAATGGAATGCACTGCAAAGATGGGAGTTTATTTTGAAACAACAAAAGAAAAGCGGAGTTTTTTGCTCCGCTTTCCATATCATTAGTTATAAACATCATCTGTTATTTTCCGTCTTTTTTTATGAGAATCCTTCTTTTTATCAGATTCCTCTAATTTATTAGATTCTTGATTATCATCAAAATCCTGCTTTGTATTAATTCCCTCACCTATCGATTCATCTTGAGTAACCTCCTTACTCAGAAGCCAATGATACACATTCTGCTGATTAGTCGTCACTACATAGGCTTGTTCAAATTCCCAACCACGTTTTCCCATATAATTCATAGCATCTACCATTGAGTTGAATTGAATTTTTTTGCCTTTATTATCAACCAAATGTTGTTTAGACGCTCCAGTCCAAAAACTTGTTTCTTGTCCAAAATCAATCGTAACAGAGACCTTATTGCTCAAAAGTTTTCCCGTACCAACTAATTCACAGAATACTTTATAAGGTTTTTGCGCTACTACTCCCATACTGATGAACATCAGCATCAAAAACAAACATTTCCTCATTCTATAATACAATTTAAATGAAATATATATTTATTAGTGCTCATTGTTAACAAATTATCCGTTTTCCAAGTCAGTCAATCTTTCTTTCAATTCATGAAAATATTGCTCTATTTCTTTTCCATCATTTTCTGTTTTGTATATTTTAAAATCACATAAATCATACAGTAAGTCAGTCCGTTTATTATTCATCTCTCTCAATCTTAACAAAATGCTAATACGTGAATTTTCATCCTTAGTAAAAATCCGAAGCCTCAATTTCTGATTTGCTCTTTCAGGTTGAGACTGATATTTAAACAAATCTTCAAAATAGTGATAATCTACTTTACCTAAAGAATGCCCAAAAAATATTATCTCGTCAGCATCCAAAAGTTTTTTCCTCACATTATGTGATTTATAATATGAACTAAATGTCTTTATCATAAAAGAAAAACCTTCATGAATTTCCAATGTATCTTCAAACCCCAAAATAATCGAATTATCCAAGACACTACCATGTACATAATCTATTGGAGCTTTAATAGCTCCAATCTGAGGTTCCAATCGTTTTAAATTTGTATAATTAAAAGATATAATATTCAATAGAGGATATTCTTTTAATATTTTAAGCAAACGAATAGCTTTAGAAGAGGAATCAATATGCTGATAATTTATATCCTTAATATAGGAACACAGACTGCTTTGCAATGCAAAAAAAGATTTCTTTTCTAAATCAGTAGCCGGCCTTTTTCGTACTATTGCAAAATCAGCAAGCTCTTTTTCAATATCAATCCAATTATGATTATCAGAAGCTTTTTCCTTTAAATAGTTAAATAAATTAACTCCTTTTTTGTCAGAGTGAACATAAGCACTAATAGAATGTGCTCTATCAAAATAATCACTATTCATATAGTCATTATACTTTGTTTTTAATCCCAAATCAAGATCAAATCCATTCCCAATGACAAGAACCACCCTATAATCCTTATTTTCCATATATTTAATTAATAATTTCCTATTCAAACATTTATATGCTATTTTTGCAAAAAACATCCGCTATGAACGAAATAGAACTTCGCAAATACTGTTTGGATAAAGCTATAGAGATACTTGGTTGGTACAAGAACTTCTTTCCCAAGAAGGAGTTGCACCCTCTTATTATCTCGGAACTTATACCAGCTTTTGCCACGCAAATTCTCAATCCACCTTCTTTTGTAGAATTTTCCGATGTAGTAACGGACACATTGAAGTCAATCTTCTGCAACCAACGTCCATCTTGTGAATACACCATCCCATCTTGATGGTTCTCGGGTATAGGATTAACAAGTAATCCTTTATCACTCATTTCCTCATTCAATTCTGTGACAGCATTAGAAATATCTTTTATTGTAGCTTTTATAAAATCTTTCAGTTCCATAGTATTGTCTTTTCCATAGTTCATAAATGGCGAATCCCTTCTCAAAACGCGCCCAAAGGTATAGTGACACCTTAACCCGGTTCTACGGATTACGTTTTGAAAAGGGATTCATGTTGGTAACAAATTCACTATGTTTAGGGCACTGCAAACATCGGAATAATATTTGTAACGGCAAAAATGAAACGGAGTTTTTTGCTCCGCTTCTGAAATCTATCAAAATCTCCTTCATGATTTGTAACAAAAAAGGCTCCCACATCACATGGAAGCCTTCGAAAATCACATTGTATAATACGCTGTCAAACAATAACTACACAACGGATAAAAATTCTTTTCCAATACGGTGAATACCATCCACAATGCGTCTTCTTTGTTCAATGCGGGGAACACGCAACCCACTGGCATAATGGGAAAGCTGTTGCTGGTTAATGCCAGAGACACGGGATATGGCAGCCAAGGAGGTAAACTGTTCGCACTTACGGAGCAGTGCGGCAACTCCCAATTCCACATCGAATTCATAGTCTCCGCTAACAAGCCACTCGGGAAGCGTTTCGCCATCCTGCAATAGTCCTTCCACATGTTCACGGACAGCCTCAGATAGTTCAATCATCAGGCTCTCATAACTTTTGGAAGTAGCAACAACCATGCCGCATAGTACATCATCTTCGGTAACTGCACCGAAATTCTTATCGCACCAGTCAACCTTAACTTTAATCTTTTCCATAATTTTCTCCTTATCTTTGAAGCAGGGTGTTATTTCCACCCCGCTTGTTTCCAAATACTGTTTAATAAAAATTGGCTTAATACCTCACTTTCATGACCTCTTACTGTCACCCTGCCTTTTTTCGTAGGATGCTTGAATTGCCGGTGGTCACCTCCAGAGCCTTTCAACTTCACCCATCCGTCAGCTTCGAGCAACTTGATTACTTCTCTGACTTTGTATTTCTTCATTTGTGAATTGTTATTGTTTGACTCTGCAAAGATATAAATATTTATATCATTCACAAAACTATCGGGCAGAAAAATGATATTATTTTTTATATCATTTTATTCCCCTCCGTGGTTGAAGGAACGGTAACACGACCAGTCATTCCGCTTTTCGGGCCCCATTCCGTTTGCGAGCGTGCGAGCAAACGGAATGGGTGCGCCCTGCACCCCTCCGTCAAATCAGCCCCTCATCGCCAAAACTGTAATATCCACCATTCGTTATAATCACATGGTCTATCATCCTAATATTTAATAACCCTGCCGCCTTTTTAAGCTGCTCCGTCAGTCTCTTGTCCTCATTGCTCGGTCGGCTGTTGCCACTCGGATGGTTATGTACCGCTGCGAACTGCACTGCCCCCGTATCAATCAGCACTCGCATAATCAGCCTTATATCCGCTGAAGTCTGGTCAATGCCGCCTACCGATATGCGTACTTTCTTGATAAGCCGTCCGGCTTGGTTTATCGACACTACCCAAAATTCCTCATTCGGCAAATCTCCTATCAACGGCTCCATCAGTTCGTATACGTCTTTGCTCATCCTTATTTGCCTGCGTTCCACCTGCTGCGACAGTTGTCTCTTGTACATCTCCACGGCTGCCACGGCTACCCTCCTGCGTCCAGGAGTCAAAGAGGAAAACAATTTTTCAAGGTCTATCACTTCGTTGCTGCGTTCGATGTCCGAAACAATCTGTCTGTTGTTGCTGATTTCGTAAATCAGTTCGCTGTCGCTCATGTAGCGGCAATCGTTATCAAAAAGAGTATTCATAATTGTATGGATTAAATTGTTATAAAAGAATTGTCTTGCCTAAGAAATAGCCTCCCAAAACCTCTGCCCCAAGCGTTTCAAGTGCACACGCAAACCGTGCGTAACTATGCCCCTGCGTCAGTATATCATCGAATACAAGGCATTTCTTACCCTTGAAAAAACGCTTGTCAAACTTGATGACCTCCACCGTCTGCACCGTCTTGGCCGCTTTCGTCTCATGGATGGCAATCCGTCCACCCTCAATGGTAATTGCTTTGTACGCATTCCTGCACCCCGTCAGCCGTGCCACCTCTTCGGCAAAAGCCTTGTATCTGATTTCGTTCTTCTCTCCGCTACTGGCTGGTATGCAGACCAACGTCACGTTGCAAACTTCTGCACCGAACTGCTCACGCATCTTCTTTGCTACAAGTTCTGCCACAGACGCACTGCGCTTCCCGTCCTTAAAATCCCATATCATCCTGCGGATAGACCACTCCCGTTTGTTAGCCTCGTACTTGGTAGGCAAGTAATCAAAGAAGTTAAACATGAATTTAGACCATTGATTTTTCCATGCTTCGGGGATGTTTCTTTTTGCTGCCATAACTGTAAGTTTTTAATTTATTCTGGATTTCTGGAGTCGTCGGGTGGAGCCTTTTTTAATTTTCTCCGTTTCCCGGAACGACTTTTTTTTTATTCCGGCGTGTCTGTATGACGTGCGGTATGGTTGCCTTTTGATGCCGCAATAATTGAGGTGCCGAGGATGACATTCCGCAAGGTTCCGACTAAAACCGAAGGCTTGAATACTACCCGTAGGGGTGGAGATTTTTTAGCGGACAACGCCCGACCTTGCTTGTCAGACCGGTGCCCTACATTTGCGGACTCAAAAGACTACCTGACCGCATACAGAGATGCAGGAAATGAAAAGGAGTTGCGGAAAAGAAACGGAGGCACGCCAAGCGGAACGCTTACCGCTCTGCCCTTCCAGATGGAGGGGCGTTTCATAAAAACAGACAGAAAGCACCGCTTTCTACCGCTAAGACGCGAAAAATCCCGTTATGCAAGTTTGACATAGGATATACCGCCACCGGCACCTAAACCAGACTTGTATAACGGGATTTTTCGCGCGCCCACCCCGTATCGGGGTGACTTCTTCTCCCAATGGGGCGTTTTTGGGTACAGAAACACCCTAATCAAAAATCCATCTCCTTGAAAACCAAAAAGAAAACCCATCCCTGCAACTTCTGTTGTAGGGATGAACCAGCTTGCTGCCCGAGCCGCGCCGTCGGTGATTTGCGGTCGCAAGCGCCCTTTCAGATTCGGAAATATGACAAAACCTTTACAATTTGTACCCGATGCTCCCAATCCCACCCGCTTCGGCCTCCCCCATAAACGAAAGGCCCTGCCATCCTCACGGACAACAGAGCCAAAGCAAACAGAAAAGAAATGTCACACCGAAGCGGCGCCGGACACATTGCGGCCCATCCTCCAGGTGCGGATAATCTCTTTGCGCAGGATGAAATACTTCAAGGCATCAGTCAGGTTGGTGGATTCTTTAGGCAATCTATGTGCAGGCAGCTTATCTCCGGTCTTCTGTTTGACTATCACACTGGAGCTGTCCGGCCGGGTAGCCACCTTGGTTTCTGTCACCTCCATTTCCGACTTGAGATTCGGGCAGTTGTGCTGGTCAATCAACAGTGTAAACAACGTGCGCTCCAAGTTACCGCTGAGCAAGTCCATGAAGAACCGGTATTCCAGATTGCTACCGATGTTGCCCTGCCCCAAGCTCATCAGCTGTACCTGCCATCCCGTACGCCTGCCCTCCGCATCCGTCTCAATGTTCTTCTTTATCTGTGTGGCCATATCCGCACCCAGCCCCTTGTAGTTGTTCATGGAGCGGTCATAATAAAGCTTCAGTATCTTGCGCTTGTGCGGCTTGAAATAATAGAGGAACTTATCGGCCAGCTCACGCACGGAGTTAGGCGGCAATGTATAGAGTTCTTTGAGTACACGCATCACACGCCCACTACGTTGCCCGAACACCATGGAAAGCATATTGCCGGAATCCATGCCTGCCTCCAACGGTTTATTCTTATCCAGGTACCGGAGCACCGTACAGTCCTGCTCCCACCCGAACGGGTGCTGCTCTATCACTTCATTCAAGAATCCGTCCGCATAGAAGTGCTTCATCGAGAGGTTACAGTAGAACATCTGGCTTGCCTCCAGCTTGGGGATAATGGAAAGGATGTTGCAAAGAATACCTTCCAGCCCTTCAGCGAATTCATCGCTGAACCAGTCTTCACCCAGTACATCCACGTTGACATAGGAGGAAGAGATGAAGAAGAAAGATACGCCCCGGCGTGTCTTAATCCAGCGCTCCTCCCAGCGCTTCATGTTCTTGCCAGCAAGCACCATGGAACGTTCTGCCGTATCAAGCTTGGCCTGCAATGAACGGTCTTTCCGGAAAGCTTCTTTCAATTCCTTGTACCGCTGCATGGCCGCCACATACTCTTTTTTCGTCTCGTTATAGACAAACCCGGCCTGCAACATGAGAAGGATTTTCCGCTTGTCATTCTGCTTGGCCAGCTTGAGAATCCAGTCGTATTCACCCAGGTGGTTCGGATTCGGCATATCCGTCGTCAGTGTACGGCTGCGGTACCATACGCTATCGCCATATTTGACCCGGAACCCACGCACGGCCTTCAGCAAGTTCGTGAACTTCTCTTCCGGGAAATACTTCACTTCATCACCGAACACCCCCACATAGGAACGGCCGGCACCGATGGCCGGACGGTCCAAAGAGATAAAGGTGAAGTTGAAACCGGTGTAGAACACCATGGTATTGCGCCAGTCGGAACATACGTTGTACATGCGGTCACGCCACTCTTTCGGCGGTTCTTGGTTCATAACATAATGGATGCCCTGCTCCCACCCCAGCTTCGACAATCCGTCCACCAGCGAGGGAACCACATTCTTATGCAAATCGGAATACGTATCGGCCACCCATGCGAACGGTGCACCCGGACAGTCCTGCGCCACCTCCTGCACCCGTTCAGCCAGCACCTGCACCGTCTTGGCCGATGCACGTCCTGCAATCCAATAGAGCGACCACGGCATCATCACGGCAATGAGCTGCGCCATCCAGTTGGAATAGCGCACCTCCACATCATCCGATATCTTTAGTTTTTTCTTCCTGGTCATCGAGCATCTCTTCTATATCAACATCAATTATATTGGCATCTCTCTTGAGACGAGTCTTCTCCCGTGCAGGAATATCCTGCATACCGTCAATCTGTGCCGCGAGCAGGTTGCGGTTGGCAGAAGGCAATCCCACCGCATTCGGGTCGAGGTCATAGACCTTGATCGGTTTCTCATCCATCTCCTTCGGCTTTATCGGGTCGGGCTTATCCAACTGCTTGATTCTTGCCGCTTGTACCGTGAGATTGCCGTACACCTCCATATCTTTGGCGCTGGTGGCGTTCTGAAGTACCACCTGGGCCGCCTTCATCAGATTGTCATACATCATGTTACGGTGCGCATCATTCTCGATGGTATCACAAAGGTAGAACAGATTGATAGCCTCACTATACATCTGTCGGGCACGCATCCGTTCCACATTGAACGGTTCGTGCATCAGAAAAGCCACGGCATTATCCTTGCCATATTTACGGTTAATGCCTACCAGTGCATAGAGCACGTTGTAGTAGTCCAGTTCCTCGTCCGTCAACTCCATGGTGCAGCCGGAGGCAAGGTAATCCTGCAAGGTCTCAAAGTAAGATTTATCGAACATCAGCCTATATCGTCATAAAATATCTTGTTAATGGAATTGCGGTACCCGGTCGCCTGACGGAACTTGTCGAACCGCTGTGCCTGGGTCACATTGTCACCGGTCTCCGCACTGGCGGCCATGGCCAGCCCCTCTTTGGCCCGTTGAAGCAGTTGCCCACGTTCATAATGGTACTTCAACGGTGAGCCTACCAAATTGAAGTACCAGAGAAAATCATTCTCCGGTACATGGTAATACATGGCAATCTGCCGCGGCTCATAGCCTATACCTGCCAACCGCTCGAACTCGTCCAGGTCGATACGGTCATACCATGCCGGGCTGTCACGCCACTTAACCAATTCGTCCGCTACGAAACTCATATACTTCTTTGTTTTTAAGGAATACGTATTGTTCTTCCATCGCATTCTCGCCATAATTGCCGGAGCCTTCGACCACAAAGAAACCTGCCGATGTGTCCAGGCAGGTAATCTTTTTGTGGCTCCATGCAAATGAAAGCTCTATCTCTCCATCCTGATGGAGCTGCATCAACCTCTCGTATATCTTCGGCATACGAAACTTGATGGTCTCCGATATATGTAGATGAATACTGCCAATCAACCCTTTTTCACGCCAACGGAGCAACGCGTTGATGATACGCTCGTTGGTGGAATAGGTCGCTATATACAAGTGCCTCACCTGCCCGGCATTCTTAATCAGATAAACAATGAAAGTGAATGCCGTAAAGCTTTTCTTTGTCTCAATGAAAAACGCCTCATTCTCCCGTGGAAGCCGCCCACACAACTCTTTCAAACTGTTCAGCTTGAATGTCAACATGGTTTCAAACCGACGGGAGAAGAGGCGGGCATCAGACATTTCCCTACGCAATTCTTCAAGACTGAAGTAATAGCTCATTCCAATAATCTGTTAATGTCGGCCAATTCCTTTTCATACCCTGCCAGGCGTTCGCGACGGACAACATCCAGATGCGGCTTGTCACCCTTGGCCAACTCAGACTTGACCCGCCATATATTGTTCTGGACCTGCTGTTGGCGGCGAACCAGTTCCTTAACCGGAAGATGGAGCAACTCACTGCGTCGACGGAACTCCGCAAAAGCCGGATGCTTGCCCAAAAGTGTGTGATGCTCCTTGTAATAGTTCAGCTCCTGCCATATCATACGGTTATCCATGTAGCTGTCAATCACCTGGCGGCTGACATCGGCGCACTCCTGCAGGGAGGTACAATCCCTCAGCCTGGCATGTAACCGCACATAGGCATGGTATTTGCTGAACTTGCGGGAAGCGAGTGCCTCCAACTCCATCGGACAGTCGGGGGCATTGAGAAACGGAAACTCATCACGGAAAGACTCGGGTCCTTTCCGTGATAACGGTTCCGGCAATGCCCTTCAGCCCTCAAAGTCCGACGGTTCCGGAAACACCCCTTCCAAAAACTTTTCCAACCATGGTGAATACCCTGATACCGCATTGTTCATAAACACCTTGCGGGATAAGAGGTCGAGTACCTTCTTCTCATCCGGCTTTTGTGAAACCACCGGCAGCAACACCTGGTCTGTCGGCCAATTGAGATATACGGGTTGTGTCGGATAAGGAAGAGAATTATAATAAACGGAAGTAAACAGATAGCCACCCTCCTCCAGTTCGGGGAATCGCTCGAACATGGCGACCAGACATCCCTTATCCAACAACATGGGTGTGTGCGTACCATAATTCAGACAAGGCAATTGACTCTTTTCCAGCAGTT